CGCTTGCCCAACTTACCACTATCATGCCGCCACCGAATGTATACATCCATTTGTCTTTGAACTTTTCCATAGTCGAAATCTTTTTAGACATTTCGGCATGTTGGGCACAACTAGCTTGATACATCTGTTCTAATTTTTCTTCGATGGTATCTCTAGTTTTATCTAGACAATCGTGCAGGTCTTTTACGTCTACTTTTAAGTTGTCAAGTTTCTCATTGAGATTCTCGACCTTGGTTTCGACTATTCCTAGCCGTTCTGTTGCTGATGCCATTAACACAAACTCCTTATAAAACGTGTTATTCTTTTTCTGTGCCTAAAAATATTGTGCCAATGGACGGGTGCCTAAAACTTACGTTTTATTTATCTAATCACAGATTGTCATTACGTATAAAGTAAATGTTCTTTTGTGTGGAACTGTTGGTTTCAAACACATCTGTATCAAATACTGCTGTTTCGTCTAGATCTGTGTATACTGGAAGTCCATCTATGTCTCTGACCAATGTATCAACTGTGATACTACCTACACGCTCACTGGCGAATCGAAGTACCCAAAAATTATGTTCTCCTGTAAAATCACTGCCGAAGTCGAAATCTTCGAGATCTGTTGCTATAATCTTTTCAACGCTGGACAATGTGGGCTGACTGCCCAAACTTATTGCTTGTAATAGTGCATTTAGATTTTGTGCTTGCTCGTATTCCTTGCCTGCATTTGGATCGAACATACCCGTGTCTGAGATATCAACTAATGTATAGCATGAAAAATATTCTATGTTGCCGCCTATAAACTCACCCGTGCGGCCTGTACCATTTCTTGTAGTCATATAAAACTCCTTTACTATATTTAACACTTTATTTCAGTCAAAGAAAAACCGCAGTAAACTGCGGCTTCCCATCCCGAAAAAGTTACATTCTAAAAATTAGAATGCTACGTCACCAACTGTGAAACCAGCAACTGTAGATACGTCTGCACCTTCGATGATCATGTTAACGACATCGCTAGTACCAGCTGTAAAAGCACCGATAGCTGTAACTGTGCTTGTTAACTGAACTGTTTTTACTAGTTCGTTCAACTCAGTCTGAGTGATGTTTGTCTTAGCGAAGGACTTGATGAATACAGTACGTCCGATTGCTGTAAATGGGGCTGCATTTGCCATAATAAAATTCTCCTAATTTGTTTCTTCGAAAAACTATGTTTTCTTAATTTTATTTATCTTTTTTATTGCGAACTAAGTTATAACCAGCGTAAAAAGCCAGTAATGGAGCCATAGATTTAACCCATCCACCATGTGATTTCTTGTCGTCAGCACCCATACCAAGGTTGGACAGCTCTGCATCCACTGGACCTTTGAGCTCATAGCCCTTGGTTTTGCTTAGGTCACCCAGGAATTCTGCTATTTCACTGCGTCTAGCAAATTTGTGATAATACTGCATCATCCTAGCTACTACCAACTCTCGTTGCATGTGATTAATAGTGGGCCATTCCTGTGCTAGTCTACGTATGCTTCTTAGAGTGCTATCAGTTATATTAAGCTGTTTTTCCATGCGTAGCAACAATACACTTGCATCCGGGGAATTTATTTCATTGGCTGCAATAAGATCTAGATAACGTTTTACAGTGGGCAAGTGAGGTTTAAATTTTTTACGTAATAATATATCTGCTTCTGGATTAGATGCTATCGCCTTGCTAAATGCACTGTCTGGGTTACTAACAATGTTCAGACTGACATATAAGTCAGTGCCTATAAGTCTTGGTTTATTAAAGTTTCTAAAGCCCATAGTTCGAGCACTATAAGTACCTGCAACTGATGCAGTTTCATATTCAGAGTTCAAAATATACAAACCAATAAGATCCAAGAAAGCAAAATCTGCGACATCACGTAGATTCATCTTGTGTATACCACCGGCTCTGTATTGGCGACTTTCAACCAACAAGTCCCAGGATTCTAAATGGGCGAAATCTTCTGTTATTTGTTCTGTCATTTTGTCTCTTTTATTTGTTTAATTCCCCTGCGGAATTTACTGTCATCGCCGGTTCGTAGACTATTGAATAGTCGTTTGATTAAGTCTTCACTGGAATCTTTATCAAAATTCTCTTGTATGTATTCAACAAGATATCTTGTACCTGCAATCACATTGATGGCTTTGTTCTCCACAAAACTCTCCCTGTCACGCTGTGGTACGATATTGGTTATTTCTTCTAGTAATGAACGTGTCTGCTTACGCATCAGTTAAATTCCTTTCTAATATTTATCGATAAATATATAAAACAATGGGGTAAAAATATGTCTTTCCAAAGTACAAGATTTGATATGTCAGGGGTCATGAACAAACTAAGAGCCATAGCCGAAGATGGTGAAAATTCGTTACATCATGATCCTGGCATGGAAGCAGGCGGTAAAGAAATCGACAACGCCAGCTTTACACGAACAATGCAAAGAATATCGTCGATCAAGGATGCGGTTGCAGAAGAACACTTCAACGCATTAAAAGCAGGTATTCGTGCTATGTACATGAATCGCAGACCCAATTTGCAACAGATGTCTGCTTTAATGGATTTATTGGAAACGGTGCTTGCTTATGTTGCCGAAGATAACAGCTTATTCCAACGTTTGAAAGCTGATTTAGCCAAAGAGGACAGAGAAGAAGACAAGCCAGAAGATAAAGAAGAAGAACCAAAAGAACCCAAGGATGAAGAAGATGCAGATGAACCAAAACTTGCAGGAGCTCCTGAAACTGAGAAGCCTCCTGCAATGAGAGAACTAAAATAATTAGCTCTTTTTAAGCAAGTCCCTAACAAAGTTGTTGCTATCCATGGTCCTAATTGGAACTGTGGGTTCAACAACTTTCCCACTATTAAATTGTTGACTCTGCCGTTTTAATTGATCATGTAACACATCTGCTGTCGTTGGTGCTGGCTCTGCGTTTTCATCTAGATCTTTAATACGTAACGTAGTCGTATTAAAGTCTAACTCAATCTTTGTCCCCACAGCACTACTGCTACGTGTTTTCATAAACTGTACTTGAACTCTACCACGCTCACGCATTGACATACTGTTAAAGATACCAATAACATTGTCAGCTGTTTGAATCTTAGATAAACCACCACTAATGTGACTGTGATCAAACTCAACACTTTCTACCGCGCCACGATTCAACTGACTGGCTGTACAGAACAGATATTGTCCCTGAGTTGCCATGGCCCTGAGTTCTTCTGATACTAACTTATCTTTAATAAACAAATCAGCAACACTGATCTTTTGTCCCGCAGGCATCATAAGATCTAAATAGTCAACAATAACAAAGTCAATTTTCTTATTAGACTGTATTTGAAATTCTTTTAACCAACTCTTTAAGTCGTTGACAGTAACACCCGCAGTTAATTGAACAATCTGAATTTTACCAGATGTCTTACCTTTGATAAGAACCTTGCCAACAACTTCGTCTAAGTTACGATAAATCTCTTTTGCCTCTACGCCAGTTACCATACTATCCATACGCTTTGCACACAAACCTTCTGCAAGTTCTAGACTAAAGTAAACGCCATTAAGTCCTAGGTAACTCCAGTTTAGTGCCAAGTTCTGCAAGAACAAACTCTTACCTGCTCCTGAGCCCCCTGCAAAGATATTAAGTTCGCCTCTGTTAAAGCCACCATATAGTTTATCGTCAATAGTTTTCCAGCCAGTACCAGTACCACCATTTTTATTTTTAAGATCCATTAATCGACCTTCGGGATCTGCATAATAGTCTGTACCAAAGCTCTTGGGTAAACCAACACTACTGGCATCTTTAATTAATCGTTCAACTTCCCCATACCGCTGGTTGTCCAGTAAGTCAGCACTTTTAAGAATAGCCTTTTCCAGTGCCTTGTGTCTGGCAAACTGCTCAAACTCTGTTAAGAACCATTCCTTTTGTGACTCCATGACACCACCAGGAATAGGATCTAATTCTGTGGTTGTCACTGCTTTGATCTGATCTATGCTTGGACAGTCACTGTATTTGTTGGCATAGTCTTTGACAAATTTGGCTGTGTCCTGTAAACTACGTGCAAAGTGCGTGTCATCTAGTACGTTTTGACATCTGCTAAGTAGCTCTTTGTCGTTTACTAAAAACGATAAAAATAATTTTTGTAGCTCTACGCTATATTCTTTTACTTCATTGTTCATTGATCATTCCCCCAACGTAATGCCATTATCATTGCTTGTTCTTTTTCTTTAAATTTAAATATCATATATTTTTCATGTATTTCTGTTATGTAATTACCTCCTGGTAGTCCATATGTTTCTATAGCCCATATACAAACCTTATCCCACCATGCCGTGGTATCCTGCTGACCTGTTTCCCAATTCTTTTTAACTTGGTAATTATACACCCAATCTCCTTGATAATAGTCTAATTTTTGTAGGGCTATGTTCTGCCGCTTGTAAAATACTGTGTATGGTAAACAATCTACCATACTTCATAACTGCGTCACTGACATCTTTACAGTCTTCCCATTCAGGAAAACTAACACTCCAACCATAGTCTGCGGCTCTTAGTGCAAATTCCCTACCCGGTTTGTCTCTGTCAGGTATAACAATTGGTTCTATGTTTAGATCTTCAATTAGCTGTGCTTGTCTGTCACTGAGATTATTTCCGCCTATAGCCACGCCGCTGGTCAGCAATGCATCAAACTCGCCTTCGCTGACAATCACAAACTGCCGTTGTTCTCGTTGATTGTCCAGTCCATATACGTAATCTGAAGGTGCTTTACGTAGGTATTTACTTGTCTTAGGCGGTAATTCTCCTACATACCTAGCAACGTATCCCACCAATTTGTTTTCATAGGTATATGGTAATATAACTCGTTGATTAAATCCATTATAGTCATAGTCTGTTTCCAGCCATACTGCAAGATCATATATTTGCCGTTGTTTAAGGTAGTCTATTTTATCTTCACTGTGAACAACTGTCATACCAAACCCAGGGTCGAAGTCTGGCCAGTCAGGAACCCATGCTGGTTCAGGTTCTCTTGCAGAATAACTTTCTAGATCTGCTTGACTCAATAATTCCAGGTTAAGTCGTTGTACTTCTGCTTCATCAAAGCCAAGTTGTCTAAGCAACTTACGCATTTTGAAACTAAGAGTACGCCCTGGTTGCCAGCTTGTCTTATACTGACAATTGAAACAGTGATAGCTTACTGCACCATCAGGGTTGTACATTATACCACCGCGATGTTTTGTATCTGCACGAGTTTGCCCATTTACTGTACACATGGGACAATTGAAACTGACCCAGCCTTTGGGGCTAGGTCTACCTGTTAGTCTGCTTCTAATTAATGTTTGTAAGGCCATCATGCCTTACTATTTTAACTTCTATAGAGTATTTTGTCAACAGTTCCGGTGTTATCGGCATCAGGAGTAAACAATATTTTGACCCAGCGAGCACTGCCAATAAAATTCCAACCTTGGATATCAGTTATGCCATCAAAATTAATTAAATATTCATTGTTAACGAATTTAATCGGGAAATAGTTTCCACCACTTTCGTATTCCAAACTTATCAGTGCCTCAACGTTGCCCTTAAAGCCAGTGACACTTACTTGAATGGTGTGTAATGTACTACTGTCATTGGACTGTGTATTGGCTCTAACTGGTTGACTCATCCAAGTACTACCCAACTGAGTAAATGATAATTCGATGCTGGGGATAAATTTTGGATAAGCGCCATCCAATAATTCAATCTCCATGGTGGCTCTGCGGTTATGGTCCGTGTATAGGCTACGTGATATACCATCAGCATCATAGACCACAGCACTAATTTGATATATTCCCGGAGGAGTATCTACCAAATCACTGCTAAAAATTGTAAACTCGCAGAACCCTTCTTCTGGCTTTACGAGCTCCGCTCTACGTTGTACTAACAACTCACCTGTTCTAACCTGCATGAAATTAATCATCACAGTTTTACCCAAAAGATTAATTGGTTTTCTATCTTGGTTTTTTATATCAAAACCTAATGTACTATCCACCCCTTTGTAGATGGTCTTACGTGTTGTATTAAATGGCATGTTAGTTGTCCTACTGTACCCCTGGGCGTCAATAAGTATGCTACGCTGTGGATATTGCAAAAATGAAATTGTGTCGCTCATAGCTATATTTATTTAATTTTCATTTAAATGAAATGACAGCTAAATATTTCCGATGGCGAATCATACGGAAATACTGGAAAAGTTTCCCTTCCTGAGCTTGTGTAAAAGCGGAGAAGACGAATTTCTAGGAATAATACAAAATTATACCAATACCATAGCTAGTATCTATGTCTACAATGTATTGAACTGCATAGAAGACAAACAGGGATTCTTGGACTGTGGTGAGGAATGGTGGTGGGGCAGTAATAGACTGTTACCCGTCAATCTTGTCATAGGCCCTAAATTCAAGCAATTTAGTTATTGTCTAAGAACCTATAATGTAAAGGACTTTGAAATACTACACGGAATCCCCGTTAGCCTACAAAATATCATAACAAAACGAATCAAACGCAGACAGATACAACTGGTTCAAAAGCTGTAACTCATTTTATTCATCTGTAATACAATAGCCTGAGCATATCCAAAACTATGACTACGTTTAAAATAATAGTCATCATTTTCCGGCTTTACCCATACTTCTTGTTCAATCTCAGCCCAAGTCCTGCCTATTAAATGTTTCTTACCTGGACGTATACACGCCAATACCATGGCCAACTGTTCCAGGCTCCTAGGTTTCATTCTAATAACAGTATCAGCATGACTGTGTATATGAAATAACTGTCCAATGATTTCTCTATGTTCCAGTAATTCCCACATTGGTTCCCGTTCCAGCAATGCATCTATCTGTTCATTGCTTTCAAAGTCACTGTAAATACCTACATTAAGCAAGTCTATCTTAAACCAACCTGCATCTTCTGCATCTTTGTAATTTACTGTGGTAAGACCAGTAAATGGATTTATAGGCGCATTGTGAAAATAAACACCTGTGTTGTGTTTCCTTGGCTTGCCATTATCCATCTGCATAGCTGGAATAGGCTTTAATAGTTTTATTACCTGTTCTCTATCAGCCAGGTCTATGTCGACGTCTGTACTCATTCTTTGCGCCTACGTGCGTTAACTACTTTATTGTCAATACCGATCAGTCGTTGTTCCAAGACAGATACCTTTTTTAGCAACATAGTAAATGCTTCCGCTGTGGGTACATATACTCTTTGATCATCTATGGTGAACTCTACCATGCCATTGATAAGTTTAAAAGAACTCTCCGATTCTGAAGTGGTCTTCAGTAGGGAAGCAACTTGCTTTTTTTCTGTATATTGATTCATAGTATTTCAGCCTCATTAAAAACTTTTTGTACCCAATCCCGTTCAGCAGGATCTCTTAACATTCGTGCTCGCCAGCTTTGTGGTTCAACAAATTTAACCAAATCTTCTACTTGCCCTGGTTCCAATCTGTCCACTAATCTACTTCCTTGATCTGTTGCAAATAAACACCAGGGACTTAGTCTACCTAATTTAAAATCATGTACGAACTGTGCTGGTGGAACGGTCTTGAAATATTCACGCCAGTCTTTGTTCACACTTTCGGACCACTCTCGAATATGTAGTATAGTTCTCTCTATGGCGCGATCAGCAGTTTCTGTTCTTAACTTTTGCTTGACGTATTCATCTAACACAAACGTCTTTGTCCAATCACGCATCTTAATACTGTTTGTAATGAGATACTTAACAAAATCTTCAGTGTCGGGTAAATTAAGATCTATCATATATTTACTCAACTTCATAAAGCCTATGAAATACGTGTTGGTAGCAAAATCATCATAGGGTTTATCACGTTTAACGTTGGCTATACTAATACGCCTAAAGATCAGCCAGCTTTGATATGCTATGCGATTCTGTTTATCATCTTTGCATATTATCCTGCGCTTTTGCTCACACATGTGTGACATCAGTGTGGTTTCCCTAGCGAAGTCTTTGTTACAATATTTGCACTTAAAGGTCATTTGCACTGGCAATAATATCTTTGTTTTTAACATTAAACTGTTCTAACATATCTTTAGCGGATTTTTTATCCATGCCGCTGATCCATATGTCTAACTCTTGATCGCTTAGGTGTGGATTTTGTTGGACCAGCCAATCTTTAAATGGATTTTTCTTTTTGCGTTTTCCACTGGGAGGTCTAATAAATGGATGTTGTACGCTATGTCCACAGCCCACCACAGTCATCAGCTTCCAACGTAGTTCAGGATCCATGTCAGTGAAGTTTACATTTACCAACGCATTGGTATAGATCAAGTAACGTTCACGTACACTTGAATCACTGTGTTCCACGCTACTTAGATACCGCATAATTAACCAACCCGTATCAAACTCATCACGTTCTTCGTCATTTAAAGAATCATAGAATTGTTTGTTACGTCTGTCTGCATTGGGCAACACCCTCTTGAACATGTCAAGTTTAGGTGGCTCTCTGTTCGTACTTGCTGTTTTCTTTTTAGTAGCCATGTGCTATTATAACATTTTTTCAATGCTAAGAACTTCCGGCAATTTAGTCGTTTCCTTGACAAAATATGCACAAATAGGTTTATCACCCTGCGTTAATGGTACTGCCAGAATATGACCGTGTTTAAGTTTTGGAGTGAACCATCTAACGTCCTGGAACACATTGATAATTTCCAAGGGTTTAAATTCCAGTCTAAAACTACTAATAGGATTAAACACGAATGCACTAAAACCACGATCGTTAATATTCATAATAGGGACAATTTCAGGATCACCGTGATCAGGTTCGCCGATGACAATATACCAATCCAAGGGAACTTGTAT